GTCCACTGGTAGGTCGTGGTTCCGACGAGGTTCACCGTCGCACTCGCTGTGATCGTACCGGCGACCGGCCGCGTGATCCGGCGCTGATACTGGAAGCTGCCGGACTCGTAGAGTTTGACGAGCTGGAACACGGTCGTGGTGTCGTCACCGGTCGCGATGTTGTTGTCCAGTCTGAAATCGGTCCAATCCTTGAACCGGAACGCATTCAAGCGCCCTTCCCGGGCGTAGAAGAAATTGACCACGTCGAACAGATCGTCGGTGTTCTGGATGCCGTAGCCCGCATCCCACTTGCCGCGAGTCCGTTCCCAGTCGCCGTTGCGGAACTCGTGACCGGATGCAAGCGTGACCACGGTCGTCTTGAACCGTGGCCCGCCTGTGCTTCCGCGCTCGATCTGCTCGGGCAGCCTTACGTCGTGGAACGCCATCAGCCGTTTCTCCGTGTGGCGCGAGAGATCGCGGCGCCGGCCTTGGTGAGAATCTGGCCCTGCGAGCGCTGGAAGCTCTCGGCATCCGAGGTCTGGATGTTGAAGGTCTGGTTGACCACCATACCACCTCGACCGCCCTTGTCACCTCCTGCGCCCTTCTTACGCACCTCGACCTCTTCGCTGTCGTTCGCTCGGAAGGCCACGACACGATTATCCACGCCCGGCACCTCACCGACGGAGTTCTGGCGGTTCACCGGGAACGTACCGCCGTCCTGGAAGCCCGTCAGGCCCGCTGCACCCGGCCCGCCGAGGCCGAGACCCAGACCGATGCCGCCGCCAAAGCCGCCCCCGCCCAGAGCACCGAACAGGAGGTTGCCCAGGCCGCCGACGACGGTCTTGAGCACGCCGCGCGTCGCGAGCCGCAGGAGGTCCGCCTGGACCTGCTGAGCGAAGTCGTCGATGGCGAGCTTTCCGGTCTCGGCAAACTGCACGATGGCGTCCTCAACGCCGCGGAAGGCCCCGCTGATGCTCTCCTCGATGAAGGAGGCACCATCGGCCGCGTCTCGGGTGAGCTTGAGGAACGTCCGCTCGAAGCCGGCCGCGAGCGAGGTCTGATCGTCCAGGAACGAGATGCGCAAGTCCCGAGCCGCCCGAGTGAACTCCTGCTGGTTGATGACGCCATCCTGAAGCGCCTCGTTGAGGAGCTTGAGCTGCTCTCGATAACCGGTAGTATCGTTGCCGACGCCGACGATCTCGCGGCGCAGCCGGCGAAGCACCTCTTCCCGTCGAAGCCCGATGTCGATCCCTGCCTCTTCGGCAGCATTCAAGGTCTCGGTCGCATCGGCCACCTGGAAGATCGCGTCCTGAAGCGGGCTCACCGAGCTGACGAGGCTTTCGACCGACGAGCGCAGCGAGTCCAGGTCGCTCTTGCTCAGACCGTCGCCCTGGCCGATGTTACCTTCGCCAGCCGCACCGATCTGCTGAGTCGGAAGCGCTTCGTTGAGCTGCGCAAGCTCATCTGGTGACAGCCCGGCGCCGCGAGCCGTGAACTGCTCGACGAAGCTCTGAATCTGCTCGAATCGGCGCTGAAGCTCGGCGATACCGCCACCACCCTCTTCGATCCGCTGAAACACGGAGTCGAAGGTCTCTCCAATGCTCGCGGCAGCGCCTTCAGCCGCATTCGTGATTCGACCAAACTCCGGCGGGTCCAAGTCGATACCAGGGAGGACGTTGAGAACGCTCACAGCTCCGCCGACAGCTCGCTCGATCTGACCGATCAAGGCATTTGCCGCCTGCGTGCCCAGGTCCAGGAATGCCGCCGGCAGGTCACGCCATCGAAGCACGATGGTCTCCAAGCCGGCCAGGAACGCGGCCACGATGTTGTCTACGAGCTGTCCCAGGCGCGAGAGCACGTCTTCTACGCTACTGATAGCGTTTGCTAGGAGGAAAAAGGCGCCGACGACACCTGCGATCACGCCGGCCCCGATCAGGAACAGCGGGTTCGTGAGGACGAGACCGCGGATCACCCGTAGCAAGCCCGCCACGCCCTTTAGAGCGCCTGTGAGAGCGAAGATCGCCTTGACGGCCGCGATACCAATGCCACGGACAATGAGGGTCAGTAGAGCCCTCAGACGGGCAATGAGAGCGATAACCTGAGCCGTGATGAGGTTGAACACCAGAAGGCCGCCCAGTGCTACAAGCGCCAGGGCGATGCGGTCGATGTTCTCGGCCACGAAGGTGAGCCCCTGTGCGAGCGCGCGGCTCGCGCCGGTCGCGTTCGACAGGCCGCCCAAGAAGAACTGAAGGGCGTTCTGGACGCGAGTGAGCGCCTGCCCGACCGTGACCTCGGTGTTCTGGAACGCCGCGTCGATGTCGCCGCTGGCCTTCTCGATGCCGCGCAGGACGCGCTCGGTCGTCAGGATACCCTCGTTCGCCTTGGCGAAAGCGATGAGCTGGCCGCCGGCCACGCCGAACTCTTCACCGATGGCGTCAGCGAGGGCCGGGAGCTGCTCGACCACGGAGCGCAACTCGTCGCCGCGGAGCGTACCAGACGCGAGACCCTGCGCGAACTGGATCAGACCGTTGCTCGCCTCCTGCGCCGTGGCACCGGACAGAGCCAGAGCCTTCGTGATCGTGTCCGTCAGACCGAACAACTCTCCGAAGGTTAGGTTGAGCCCCTGCGTACTTCGGGCGAGCCGCTGGAACAGCTCAGCGTTTGTCGCGAAGGACGTACGTGTCTCCTGTGACAGCGTGAACAGCCTTCGCGTCACAGCATTGAGCTGACGCGTCGAGTCCGTCACCAGCCGGATACGGTTCTGGATGTTCGTGAAGGCGTCGACGAACTGACTCAGGTTTTGCAGGACACGAGCGGACGCCACGACAACGAGGGCCGAGCGCAGGAACGCGAGCGTGCGCTGCGTGGTCCGGGCCGACTTGCCGATGGCGTCGATGTCACGCTTGACGCGACGCGTACCTCGGGCCTCGACTCCGATGATGAAGCGTTCGGTTGCCACGGGGCCTTACCTTCGCGGTCGTTTCGTCAAGCTCCTCTGAGCTTTTACCACAGCCTGACCGCGTTGCACAGCCTTCTCCACGAAGTTAGTAGGCGACTCAGCCACGCTGCCGTCGTTGAGCAAGCCGATGTACGGTACGTTGTTCGTGATGAAGATCGCACGGTTGCGGCCGAGGTCAAAGATAGACGTAGTTGACTGTAGCTGAGCCTTGGCCGCATTCGCGTTCGCCGTCTCCGCCAAGCCGAGCTTGCGGCCGGGGGCGTACGGCGGGATCGTTCCGGCAGCAGGGACATCAAGAGTAGCTTGCCAGTTCGAGCGAGCAAGGCCAGTGTCGACCCGAGTGTTGTTGATGAGCACGTCACCTACCTCGATGGCGACGCGCTTCACCAAGTTCTCGGTGTTCATGTCGATGTTCCGACCGACCTTGCTCAGGAAAGACGGAAGCTCTCTAAAGTCCCTAGGCATTGCCGCTCTTCCCTATGCCTTTACCCTTCGACGAGGACGGTTGCTTCGACTTCATCTTCTTCTCTCGGTGCTTGAGATACGCCACGTCCATGTGCTTGACGATCTCCCAGAGGTCTTCGAGGTCGAAGAAGTTGCAGCCGTAGTGCATACCGTAGCGCATCACGGCGGACCAGGGAATCGCTCCCTCGCCCATGCCGTTGATGCGCTCGGTCGACAGGTCCATGTACGCCTGCCACCAGAACTCGTGCCCGTACTTGACATAGGGCTTGTTCTTGATCCGATCAGGGATCGGCGCCTTCATACGCCGGCACTGCTGGATGATCTGCTGCTCGACGGGTCCTTGCTCTAGCTGGTAAAGCAGGACCTCTACGAGTTTTTTGCCGCCTCCTCCAAGCTCTGCTGCCGGAAGTTGGCGAGCTTGGATGCCTGCTCACGCAGGTCGTGGAACAGGTCAGGCAGGTCCTCGAACAGCTTGACGCAGTTCTTCTGGGAGAAGGGGATCGGGTTGCCATCCCGGTCGCAGACGCCTTCCCAGTCCAGCACGACGGCCTCGGCGAACGCCTCATACATGAGCCGCTGTCCGGTCTCCTGGTCGATCAGCTCGTTGTCGATCTGGAACTTGTACGGCCGAGTCTTGGCCTGAAGGATGTTGGCGAACTTCTGGTTCGAGCCGCCGGCACGAGCGATCAGGAACGAGCCGGCCGGGCCGTAGTCGATCCAGATGCCCTTCTTCTCCATGTTGTCGTCCATGCCGAACAGGTCGTAGATCGAGGTCTTCTTCTCGGCGCCCTCGGCGGAATCGTTCTGGTTCTGCTTGGAGGTCGTCATCGTCTCGTCTCCTTATGGGAATGGAGGGGCGGGCCCGGTCAGACCCGCCCCCAGGATTATGCCGACGGCATCGCCGCGTCCGGCAGGTAGTCGAAGAACACCGCCAGGAGGGTGTGATTGAACACGCCGTCCGCGGCGGCACCCAGCTCAAGCGGCAGAGTGATCGGCGCGTCCTTCTCGACGTTGAGGCGGCCGTCGCCAAGCGCGATGAGCGGCACGTCGACCGCGATGCCGACGTTGTTCTTGCCCAGGATAAAGTCGAGCGTCACGTCCGAGTTGTTGCGCACCGCCTGGACCGCCTCGACCTGCGAGAAGTAGGCCGTGGCGGAGCCGTCCACGGTGAAGTCGCCGGCCGTCACGTCGAACGCGCCCAGGACCGAGATGGCCTTGTTCGGGCTGACGTTGTTGTTGATCGGCACGGAGAACTCGGTGACGAACGCGAAGAGCTTGGTCGGGTTCGAGTTCGTGCGGTCGAGCAGGCTCAGCTTCAACCGCGAGAAGTCGTTCGACGTGTTGTAGGCGTCGCCCGAGCTGACCTGCGGGCGGTCGCCGCTCTTCACGCCTTCGCTCTGCGTGCGCTGCTCGTTGTCGATGGCGACGAAGCTCAGGTCTGCGGTGATCTTGTCTGCCGTCGCGAAGTTGAGCGTGAACTCGTTGGCGATAGACCCGATCAGGTACTCGGCCTGAAGGTCCGTGTTGGCATCGTCCGGCGAGCCCAGCGTGCGTTCGAGCTGGAAGCTGCGACGCACCTGATTTGACGGTTCGGCCTCGTTCTTGATAACCCGACCGGTGAAGATTTGCAGGCTGACACCAGTGGTCCCGGTCTCCGTGACCATGTCAGCCTGCGTCTTGTCTAGGGTGATCGAGCCGGCGTCACCGCCCGTCACCGAGAAGACGCGAGCATAGCCGTTGTTGGCCGCCGTCGAAAACTGGGTCGCCGACGTGTCACCGCCGATGTAAATCCACTCACCCGGGATCACACCGAGGCTGTCCGGATCGGCGCCAGTCTGGAAGTCCAGCACCGGAAGGTCGCCGCTGGCATCGACCTCAACGAGGCCGTCACCAAACTCGAAACCGACTTTGACCAGCCGAGCGGCTGCGGGAGGCGCGGATTCATCCACGATGTCCTCGTTGACCGTTACCGCCGTCGCCGTCGGAGCGCCGGCACCGGCAGTGGTCTTCAAGCCGTTGTTGGCCGAGTTCGTAAAGCCCGAGGCGAAGATCAGATCGCCTTCGGTGAAAACGTCGAGACCGCTGCCCGCGTCGTACGTCTCGCCAGTGCCGTCCACATTCGTAATCGTGACGGCCGTTCCGTTGAAGGGGTTCGTGTCCGCCTTCTCACGGAAGTCGGCGAAGAAGAAGCCTTGAAGGAGGCGTTGGAAGTTGGTCTGGGTCAGGTCGTTGTTGAACCCGCCCGACGCATCCAGGTCCGTCACAACACCCTTCTGGCGCTGCCGCCCGGCGTTGATGGGGGCGCGAGCCGTGGTGCTGATCTGCCCGCCGAAATCATCGTAGGAGTTCGGCTCAAGGCCGTACCAAGTGGGTGAGCCGGGCAGAACGCCGAGGGTGTCTTCCACGGCGAACCGAAGCCCTGTGATATTGGAGTCGACCTTATCCGAGACGGCCATCTTTCGTGCTCCCGTTAGGGTGAGCCAAGCATGCTTGGCGGTTAAAGTACCTCGTCAGTTAACGGCTGGCAAGCGGTTAGCTGCTCTCCGAGAAGTCGTACTCGAACTGCGAGGTGATGTTGGTCTGATACCAGCCCTCGTTGCGGCCGATCTCGTTGGTCTGGGTGTTGCGGAACCAGACCTCGTCCACGCTCGTACCGCCAATCTTCGTCGCTGCCTGTCGCTCGAAAGCCCGCATGGCGGTCTGAGCGTACAGGTCAACTGCCTTCCGGCCGTCGTTGAGCGGTGTGAAAATCTGCACGGTAATGATGCCCAGGCGCTCGAACTCGCGCTGTCCACGCTCCTGAAGCGTCGACTGCTCACCGCCGTTGTGCCTGATCTGGATGCGGGCCCACGGCGTATCGGTGTTCGGGATGTCCTGACCGAAGTCATCGTACAAGAGCAGCGGCGGCGTCGCGAGAGTTTCCCACTCGTCCGTGAAGCGCTTGTAGATCGCATCGACCGCTTCTTCGACCGTGAAACCCATCTCTATCTCCGAAGCTGGATGTCGTAGACCACCAGCGTGTCACCCGGCTGCACTGGGTTCACGTTGATGATGTGCCAGATGCCCGTCACCCCGCTGTCGTCGAGCGTGTCGAAGCTCTTGATGTCCTGGCCGGCGACGTTCGCCGACGTGGCCGCCAGGAGGCAGCGCTGATCGCCCCGGCGAACGAGCTGGTCGTCGATCTCATCCTCTTCGTACTCAACGAGGATGGCTGTAGCGGTGATCGTGGTGTCGTTGGAGTCGTCTCGGCCACGCCAGGGTTTCTGACTATCGGCCGGCGCCTCACTGTGCAGAATCAGATCGACCTCACGGCCGTTGTCCTCGATTAGCTGCTTCACGTCGCCGGCCAAGGCCGCGTAGTCGATTGCCATAGGTTAATCTCCTCGCGAGAGGATGACGCCGGTTTGACCGCTGCGCAGCAGCTCTTCGATCCACATATCAGCTTCCGGGTACTCCGGAATGTAGAAGTCGTTGAGCAGACCGGATTGCAGGCCGCGACCGCCGCTCGACTTGGCGGCCATGTCGGCGGCCGTCTGGAACTCGGTCTCGCTTTCGACCGGCCCGGCCTTGACGCGCGTGCTCTTGACAGCGCCGGCCTGACTCGCGCTACGACCGCTCTGGGCAGTCGAGAGATCGCTGAAATCCTGGCCCGGCACCGCCCGCAGCGGATCAGGCGCCAGGATGTTGTAGATAGCGGCCCGCAGCGCGTACTCGGCGACCGCGCGCTTCAGGAGCCGCGGAATCTCATCTTCGCCGCTGAGCAGGAACCCGTCCTTGTCGAAAGCGTCCAGACGCGGCCATTCGAGGTTCTGAGACTTCGAGCGGCGGAAGCCGACGTAGCGCATGCCGAAGCGCTTATCGACGAACGAGGTTGCCCGGACGATGGAAGTCTCTTTTTCAGGAGTCGTCAGGAGGCCCCAGCCGGCGTGACCATGGTCTTCGTGGTACTGGTCAGCGAAGGCTTCGTCGATATACGCGTTCGCCGAGCTATTCCCGCCACCATCTTCAACCGTGAACGCCACGGACGCCTCCTGTAGTAGTGGGGCCGGGGCATCGCGGCCCCGGCCCGGTTAGTCGTTGTCCCGCAGGGGAGCGGTCTTAGTTGCCGCCGCCGCTGCCGAGGTAGGTGCCTCGGATGTTGCGACCGACCATGCCGGTCATCAACTGGGAACTGGTGCTCTTCGGACGGCCCCGCATGACCACGTTCTTCCGGCCATCGTTGCCCTTACGGACGCCGGAGCTGGACATGCGCTTGAAGCCCATCCCGACGCTTTTGGTAGTCCCTCGCTTTGCCATGATATGGCCCTCCTATGCCGCCGGCCGCAGCCGGTCTACTTGGACTTACGCTTGCTCTTGCGCTTCTTCTTCATGTGCTTCGCCATCGACGACCTCCTACGTCTTGAGGTTGCCCAGCTTCGCCCGACGAGCGCCTTTGTTAGGCGGGTTCGACATGGCGTTCGAGAACTGAGACGCACGACCGAAGACGTTGGCAGGGCGTCGAGGGGACGAGGCCCGGCCGCTGGTCGTGGGGTTGTTCATGCCGCCGCCGGACTTCTGCCGGAACATGGCGGCACGCTTCATGAAACCGCGGGCCATGGGCCTACTCCCGTTACGCGATGGCTTCCAGCACCTTCTTGCCGGAGAAGACGACCACGTCGTCATCCGCGTCGAAGGTGGCGCCGATAGCACGGTTCGAGGTGAAGTATCCGTCGGGCAGCTTGCCGGAGCCCAGCTCGGCGTTAACCTTGTCGACCGCCGCCTGCTGGATCAGCGCAGCCGAGGTCTCCTGGGTGTCGTCGATAGCGATCACGACAGCTTCGATGCCGTCGATGACCGTGTCACCGGGATCGGCGACCTTCTCGACAAGATGAGGTACGATAGCCATGACGCATTCTCCCTGCGTTCGAGGACAACTCGAACAGGAGTATGCTGCATGGTTAACAGGGGGTCAACCTATTCGGAAGCGCGCCGGGCGCGCACGCTAGCCTGGGCTTTCTGCTTGGACGTAGAGCGACCCACGATCTTCCAGGAGTTGCCCTCTTTCTTCTGGATCGCCCAGTTCTTGCTACCCTTGACCGGCTTCTTGCGTACGCGCCACGGCATAGCGGCCTCCTGTTACATCTCGGCCAGGGCTTTCTCCTGGGCCTTCTCGCGGTCCCAGCCGGGCGCCGCGTTGTTGATGTCCTGGCGGGTCACGTCGGCGCCGTACGCCTTCTGCACGGCCGCGAGCGCCGGCTTGCCGGTCTTGGTCCAGTTCTCGTCGAGGTCCGGGTCGAGGTCCTGGATCACCCCTTTAAGCCGCGGGTTGTTGCCGGCCCCGTGCTCCGAGCCTTCGCCCGACGCGGAAAGCCCGGAGTGTTCGTGTCCGTCCCCGTCGGGACGAACCCCGGAATCCCCTGCGTCACTTCCAGCATCGAGTTGGCCGTCATCTGCTCCTTCCGCGGCAGACGATCCGAGTTCCGCGTGATCGTCGCCTGGAACCGCTTCTGCCGGCCCCGATTCGCTAGCTTCCGAAGCGTCAGTGTCGCCGCCATGGCTGATGTCCTCTCCGCGGTCGCGGGCCTGGGCCAGCTTCAGCTCTTCCGAGCCCTCGGGGTACGCTTGGTAGGAGCGCCCCATGTACTTGCACACCGAGGCGATCACGTCAGGATCGCCCTGAATGGTGTGTTTCCCATCAACGAACTGCTTGCCGTTGAGCACGCAGGTCCGCCCTTTGTACGCGCCCGTCAGTACGAGCGTGACACTCATCATCGACATCGTCATCTCCTGTTTTGTCATCGTCGCGAGGGATCACCCCTCGATCCAGAAGCGTAGCCGTCTCGACTAGCCCTGGCAAGCAAAAGGCCCCAGGCGTGAACCTGGGGCCTTCGCTTTCAGCCTACGCCGGTTAGCGCGTGCGCAGAGTGGCGTAGTGGAACGGCAGCGTGTCGCTGTCGCCGGGCATCACCACGGTGAGAGCATCGCCGGAGGCTCCCTCGTCGGTGAGCGTGCCGAACAGGCTGTCGACAGTAGTCTCGCCCCAAGGCGGCACGGCGGTGATCGAGAAGGTCCAGTCACCGATGCCGTCGCCGGCACCCGCCACGGTGAGCGTGTTGGAGGTGTCGTTGTACGAGGCGTTGGCGATAGACCCAGTAGCGTTGAGAGCCGTAACCAGAGCAGCAGCCACATCGTCCGGAGCATCGCCAGCCCCGCCCGTGACAGAAACCTGCTCAGCCGGCAGGCGATCCGTCGTGTTGTAGAGCTTGATCGCGAACACCCAGCCTTCGAGGTCTGCATCGGCCACAAGCTCCGTTACGTTGACGGCGTTGGTGTCGTTCCAGAAGGAGTTCGAGTCGTCACCGAATCGAGCGGCGACGGCTTCGCGAGCCCCCGTGGCATCCGCAGCGAAGACCACGTGCGAATCACCGCCGCCAGCGAGGTAGCGGCCGGAAACGCTCGGGTCGACTTCGACCAGATACGCAGGCATGTCAGTATCCTCCCTTCAAGGAGAAGCGGGGGAGGCCCGGAGACCTCCCCCCACGGATCAGGGCGTCAGCCCTTAGTTGGTGATGCCCGGGGCGCAGCTCAGGCCCTTCTCGGAGAAGAGCGCGAGGCCCGAGTACCACTTGACGCGCCAGATGCGCTCGTCGCGGGTCTCGCTCTCGCCCACGTCGACCACCTGGATGCCGGCGGCCATCTCGGCGGTCAGGCCGGCGATGCCGTGCTGGCGGGAACCGTCGTCGAGCGTACCAGCGAAGATCGTGGTCGTGTTCGAGGACGTGCCCTTGGACTGGTCAGTCGGGATGTAGTCGTTCCGGAAGATCGGAACACCCGAGTAGGCCGGGACCTCGGCGCCCGACGGCAGCTCGACCACGTCGCCGATGGACGCCCCGCCCAGGCCGCGCAGGAGCGACTTGTAGGAGCGGATCGTGCGAGCGTGCGCCGCCATGTAGTCGACCTGACCGTCCTTGTCGGTCACGAGGTCCATCAGCTCGTCCATGATCGCGAAGGACAGGGCAGAGCCGTTGGTGCCGGTGTCGACCTCCTGGCTAGCCGCGCACAGTTCCAGCAGACCGTTGAACGTGAAGTTCGAGCCGTCGCCGTTGATGAGCTGGTCCTGGTACTTCCGGCCGGCGGACTTCGCCTTGGAAGCGATCTGGACCGCCGTCTGGTCGTTGCCGTCGCCGGAGCGGGTCGCCTGGATCAGGCCATTGACCTCGGCGTCACCCATGATCGTGGTGAGGCTCGAAGTCACCTGCTTGAAGGTCGCAGCGTCCTTCGCAGCACCGCGCTCGGTCGAGTTAGTGCCGGAGACGCCGGAGCCGATGGCACCGTCCGTGCTGCCGACGCCGACCGTCGCGACCGGGCCGAGGGTCTCTTCGCGGTTGTAGGCCAGCGCGTTACCCTCGATCCCGTCGAACGGCAGGACCTCGAACATGCGGTTGACGGTGATGATGTTCTCGATGACGCCAGCGACGAGTTCGTCCTGGGCCAGCTTGGCGGATTCGGTCAGAGTGACGGTAGGCATGATTGGGTCCTCCCTTGGGCTACCGTGTGATCCTGTAGTCTCGAACTCTGAGTCCGGTCTGGAGGCACGGCATCTCGCCGTCTTTCAGAACGGCCCCTCGGATCACCCGGGAGGGCCCCTTGCTCCTCACAGTGGCCCCCGGGCCGCAGCCCGGGGAGCACCGGATGTGTTAACCCTGACTGTTAACCATCAGGTCAGGGAAGTCAAGCAGCTAATTAAGCCCGCGGACGGCCGCTTCCGTACTTGCCGCCCTTGAGGCCAGCCGCGATCTTGTCGGTCGAACTCATGTTGTCGCGGTTCTGCTGCCGCGCGCCCGGATTCGGACCTTGCCGGCCCGGGGCAGCGCCAGTGCCGCTCGGCGTCTCGCTGTCGAAAGCACGGCCGAACTTCTCGGACTGCTTCATCTCCTCGACGAGGTCTTCGACGGTCATATTGTCGCCGCGACCGTTCGTCCGGATGTCGCCGTCCTGGTCCAGGACAGCCACCTCGTACTTCGGCGTGCCGTCGGCGCGCTCACCGTTCTGCACGACCTTGCAGTGGCGCTCGATGTGCGGCAGGAGCAGCTCAGCGCTACCCTTGGCGGCCGTGATCGCGCGAGTCGCAGCGTCGGAAACCATGTGCTGCTGAAGCGCAGTCTGCATGGTCTGAAGCTCCTTGTCCTTCGCCTGCGTGACCTCGCCGATGCGCTTCTCGGCATCCTGACGGACCTTGTCGATGTTGTGCTGCACATCCTTACCGTTCTTCGCCTGGGAGCGCAGCTCGTCGATCTTGGCCTTCAGGGCAGTACCGAGGGTGTTCTGCTCGCCGTCGATCTGTTCCAGGTCCACTTCCAGCTCAGACGCCAGTTGCTCGACCTCCTGAAGCTGCTTCCGGCGCGCGGCGGACTCGTCGTTCGCCTTCTTCTTGTTGTTCTTCGCGTCCTTAAAGTTCTTGTGGAGACCGGTGTACGCCTGCGCGAGCGGCTTGGCGTGATCGGCGAGCTTGTAGCCGCCGTTCTCCTGGTCCTCGGCATACAGGCCGCGGAATTTCTCCGGGACCGTCTCGATGTCGGAGACAGCCTCGTTCTGCACAAAATCGAACTCGTCCATTGTCATCGCTCCTCTGGGCCGGATCACCCGGCGTGGGTTGAGCCTCCCGGATCACCCGGTAAGGCTGCTCATGAGTTAACGTATCGGTGAAGGGCTCAGAATTGCAAGCCCTTCTTGTTGCGCCCCTTCTCGTGAGCGTCTTCCATCTTCTTGGCGAACTCAGGGTCCTTACGCTTCTGCTGGATTACCCGCTCGCGGCCGGCGCCGGACAACTTGCATGCGGTGTCAATGGGGCGACCCTTCTCCAACTCCCGCAAGAAAGTCTTAGTCCAGGCGGGGACGGTTCGTGTCTGGTTCTGTGGTGTTGGCATCAGCCTTTCCTCACTAGCTGGCGGCCGTCGTTTTCGTCCTCGGTGCTGACGACGTTCTGAGAGATCGGCATCGCTTGGCCTTCGAGGACCTTGCCGGCGATCTTCTCCCAGTCATCGGGGTTCGCAAGCGGCACCGGCAGAACGGCGAAGTTGAAGGCGCCTGCGCCGCCAGCGTTGTGGTTCTCCCGGTACTTGTCCGGCTTGTTATGCTTGAGCAGGAATTGAAGGAGTTGGTCGCTGTAGACGACCTTGTGCCCTACCACCACGCCCTTGTAGAAGACCGGCTCCGCCACGCCCTGGATGGCGCGTTCCATCGCCGCGTCTTCCAGAAGGTCTCCGGCCGCCTCGACCGCTTCGTCCCACTCCTTCGCGAACTCCTCGTCCTCTCGACGCATCTTCTGAAGGTAGCGGGAATCGGTGTAGCCGGCCGCCCGCGCGGCATGCGCCACGCGACCGGTCTTGGCAAGAGCATTGAGAAACGCGCGCTTCTTGCGCTTGCTCAGCTTCTCGCTGGTCTCATTCTTCTTCGGGGTCCGGGGCATTCTCTCGCATCCTCTCACGGTCCTCATCAGGTCTCTTGAGCGTGTTAACTATCCACTTGATGAGTTCCGGGTTATCCGTGACGATCTCGCAAAACGAGATAGCCATTAGGTTAACAACATACTCCTCGATTTTGCGAAAGTCATCAACGTGCTCAGCGCTGGCTTTCCGACAGTGCAGATGGAGGACCTCGTGCAAGAGCGTGTTAACCAACTCGTGGCTGGACTGATCCTTCTCTAAAGTGATGTCACTCTGGAACCAGTTGCAGTGACCGAGTTGTTTGGTCTCGCGCAGGCACTCTGACGCCCGCACGTCTACGATCTTGCTCCCGATCTTAACCGTTGCCGGCATTGCCCGGAGCGCCCGGCTCTCCTTCATTTCCGTCTCCCTGGTTGTTCTGCTCAGCCTGAGCGGCCAATCGGCGAATCTCGCTCATGTCACCCTGCAACTGGTCGGCCAGTGCGGGGTCCATTCCGGCAGCTTCCATAAGCGAGAGCATCATCGCTCGCCGCGGATCGAAGTCGTCAGACAGGACGCCATGACGCTTCAACTCGGCAAGGAACGTCTCGCGCGGGATGTCGCCGTTCTTCCGCGCTTCGAGCAGGGCCTTGACCTCGGCATCCTCGATCTGACCCTGGCCGAACTCGGTGTTGATCTTCGCGCTGCCCGGCTCCTGCATGTTCAACCACATGCCGGTAATCGCGATGGCCTGATTCAGCGCATCGGTGAAACGGATCGCGTGGTCCTGTAGCGCCGAGGTAGCCTCGGACGAGTCCAGTGCGCGGCCGGTCGCCGTCGCGTTGCCCGGCTGCCGCTTCAGGAACTCGGCCCCGTAGCTTGCCATCTGCTCTTCGAGGTCGATGAGGTCCTGACGGCCGGCGTTGATCGCTCGTCCGGTGTGCTCGACGTAGTAGAAGCGGCCGTTGGCATCCTTCGTACCGAGGAGCTGCCGGGGACCGATTGCCATAGTGGCGCCGCTGGTGTCCGTGGCGCCAGCCACAGCGAGCATCGGGAACCGGGCGACCGTCAGGACGTTGATCTGGTCGGCCGTCGACTGCCAATGGCGGACGTTGAGATGCGCCAAGTCGTCGAGCGGCGGCTTACCCATCATGAGCCCCTGGCGGTTCGTGTAGAACGTCACCATGGGGATGATCGGGAGACCAGTCTGACCCTCTTCGACCTTGACCCACTTGAACTTGCTCGACTTCTTCGAGATGTACTGCTTCTCGTAGACCGCGTAGCTGCCCTGTTCCAGGACGCGGATTCGCTCACGCAGGACCTCGGCAAAGCCCTCGCGCTCGACCACATCCTCCTTGATCCGGACGTGCGTGAGCTGCTCCTGGCCGTTCACGACCTCGGAGTACATGGCGAGGACGTTTTCAGGGCTGATGAGTACCCAGTACGGCCGGCGCCGCTCGCGGGCGTCATCGGCACGGGTCCGGCGGATCGGTCGACCCTCGTCATCCGTCGTTCGCATCGCTGGCATGTCGATCAGGACGTGCGAGAAGGCTTTCGCCATGCTCTCACGGAACCATGCGCGGCCGAACACGGTCACGTTGTTGCCCTGAAGGTCAACGTCGTCCATGAGCGCCTGCATGTTCTCGGGCATGTCGTCGCTGAGCTGGACTTCAGACGAGAAGGGGCGGCCGACGAGCGAATCCAGCGTCAGCTCGACCATGTTGAAAAGGGTCGTGCTGTGCAAGCGATCCTGGTAGTTGGCCGAGCTTTCCTGATCGTGCGGCGGCAGGTACTCGTCCGCGGCCTCGCGCATGGCATCCGTGCCGCCAAGCAGCGTGTCGATCCGCGCCCACTTCGGGGCCATGTAGTTGTAGGCCGCCGAGGGGACGCTGGGGTCGTTGGGGTCTTTCTCGGCCATCGTTCGTCAGCTCCTCGTTTGGTCAACGCATCATGCTCGATGCGGACTGTACTGTCCAGGCTCAGAAACCCCGGCGCCACATCCCAGGAATTTCCCAGTTCAAGAAGTAGCGCACCATGTCGCAGATGTGGTCCTCGTAGCTCTTCGGCACGTCATCCGGATCGTCCGGCGCCCGCGGCATCGGCGGGATGAGATCGAGCGCGTATTCACAGTTCGAGCAGATGAAGAAGCCCGGTTTATCTCGCGTGCCGTCCGGCTCTGGGAAGGCGTTCTGAAGGTAGGAGCGCATCATCTCCCAGCCGCGGCGGCGGGAGTGCGGGGTCTTGTCCGCGCGTTCCCAGTCGACGCCCTCGTCCTCCATGTCGTCAGCCGGGCAGCGCCCATCCCGGTCGCTGCTCTTGTTGAAAATCTCGGTGTCAGCCGGACCCGGGATGACGCGGGATCGAGCGCCCGGGTGACGCACGCCGAGGTCTTCTTCACGGTCGCGGATACCGGCGCCGATACGCGAGGCCGGCATGCGGACGCCCTCGTTGGGCTGGCCGGTCGTGCCATACCACTCGTACCAGAAGATGCGGTCGCCGCGGACGGAGCCGATTCGCTTGCCGTCGATCACGATGGGTTCGCCCGACGACTCCAAGAACCATCCCACAGCGAACGGGTGCGACTGGCCGTGGTCATAAGCCCGCGTGATCTTCCAGCTCGACGGAATCTTCTCGGCAGGGATCGGCGGTAGCACGTGGGTGTTGTAGTTCCACAGGTCGTCGATCATGCCGCCGGACGTGACGTTCCAGTCCGCGTTAAGCCACGCATCCGCCTGGGCAGGGTTGCGCGCTGCCTGTCGGATCGTGATCGGGTAGTCCGGCTCGGCGTAGGTGAGCAAGAAGTTCTCCTTCAGGCCACCATGGATCGCCACGCGGGGCATCTCACCCGGGTTACGGATAACCTGATTCCGGCGCTCGGGCAGCCGGTAGCGCTTCTTCACCCAGACGTGGCCGACACCGTATGGGTTCGTGGTCGCGCGAACGCGGCGCGGGACACCCGGGCGAGGCGGCCGGCAGCACGACATCATGAGGTCGAACGCTTCGGGGCTCTCCCACTGCGTCAGCTCTTCCCAGCCGATCCACGGGTATTCGTGGCCGTGGTACTCGTCATAGTCCTCTGGACCGCGCATGTGGCGCAAAAGCAGAGCCTCGCCGTCAGGCCAGACGCCCATGTACTCGGACTTCGACTTTAGGAACCGGAAGCCCGGAAAAATCTGCGGGAACCACTCCTCGACCTTACGCACCACGTCGTCCAGGTCGCCGAACTGACGGCGGAACAGGATACCGCGCCAAGCGTCGCCGTACCCCTTGCCTACGTCCTTGGCGAAGTCCATGAGCAACGTGAGCGTCTTACCAGGGCCACGCGTGCCCTCGTAGAGCGCCTCGAAGATCGGACACGAGAGGAATACCTGCTGCGATCCCGGCAGCATCATCCACTTTGGGTAGCGTTCCTGACCGGTCTGCTTCTCGACAACGCAGGGAACCCACTCGAAGACGCGCTCCGAGTCGGAGACCATCAAGCGCCACTCGCAGAGCTGACCTTCGTCCTCGCTGACGACACGACGTTCGAGTACGTCGCCGACATCGCAGCCGAGAGCGTCAGCCTGTAGCCCTTCGATGTGATCCTTGAGGTCGTCTACCCACTGAATCGAGGCCGGGCTGCGACGATCACTCATGTCTTAGTCCGGATCACCCAGGTAGCGCACGTAGAAGCCAAGGACGCCGACGTAGAGCGAGTCCTGACCGCGATTGAACATGAACAAGAAGTCCTTCCACGCCTGCTTCTCCATCGTCAGCGGAAGGTTCCAGCCGACAGCAGCAGAGCGGAAGTCGTCCATCTCGTCCACGGAGTCCATCACCGTCAGGCTGATGTCGAAGTCACGGATCGGCGACCTGATGTCAAGAGCCGCAGTCGCAGAGATCATCATCGTCCTATCCTCCGCAAGAGGTGAACGCCACGACCCAGTCTTGGATCATCTCGATCCGCAAGGCCACGGCGATTTTGTAGACCGGCCAGACAAGCGCGTAGAGCGCGGTGTCGTACCAGCATTCGGATAGCAAGCTCTCCCACAGCATCATCTCGATGCTGGTGACGAGCATGTAGCATGCCAGGAAACCCCGGGCAAAATGCCGTGTCGGCCGCCTGTCGAAGACAGCCTGCAATGCGACCTTGACCGGGTAACTCCAAAGCACAAAGCTTCTCCTCTCGATGTGCCCAGAGTTGAAGCTACCCGAGGCCGTCTTAACGAGCAAGCGTTAACCATGAGCTTGACACGGTTGACATGGCGGCGTAGGTATGAAGCACCCGGAGTGCGCGCCTCCTGGTACGGGCGATCCGGTCGGCATCAATCGCCTGTCGTCTCCCAGCCCCGCCCCTGTCCGTCTCCCGGGGGCGGGGCTTCTAATTTCCGCACCCAGACAAGAGTAGGCCGGGCCCCAAGCATCTCGCTCAAGACCCGGCCCGGAGGAGTCGACGATGACGCCCTCAGCTTAGGCTAAGGGGCCATCAAGTCAAGCGGTAAGCACGGCGTCGGCGACGTTGCGCAGGTTCTCCATCGCCCGGTAGCCCTCGTCGCTCGTCGAGCGGACCTTGTTCTCCCAGGCGTAGAGCCGCATGGCGGAGATCGCGAGGTCCTGGCGGCTCTGAACGTCGCCCTTCTTCAGGTAAGCATTGAGCGCGTCAATCAGCTCGAAAAGACGAGCGTCACCGATGCGATCCGGGCCACCAGTAGACTTGATCGTCTCCGGCACCAGGACCGGATCATGTCCGCGCGCCGAGACAGCGCAGAACACGGCCGCTGAGACGAGCGAGTCGAAGTGGGCTTCCGGAACACCCAAGACCAGATCGAGCAGGAACGGCCGGTCGTTCTCCAAGGTGCGAATCTGCTGCTTGTAGCTCTCGATCTGCTTCTGACGCCGCTCTCGGCCGCCATCTAGACGGGCGTCCAGGGCGTCCTTCGGCACGATCAGGCCGGCGTTCTGGACGAGGTGGAAAGCCTCCGCCATGAGGATGTGCTGGCCTTGAAGGGCCTCGAACGTGTCGATGGTGGGGCCTTGTGCATCTTCACCAGTCTGACCCTCACCGGCCAGGATGGCGCCTTCGCCCGTGACCTTGTCCCGGATGACCACGTCGGCGCTGTCGGGGATGCGGAGCAGCTCGAACCGCTCCGAGAGATCGTCGGTGAAACCGGGCTCGGACTTAATACCGAGGTATGGCGCAGCGTCGAGATTGTGGTAGCCGGTGCAGATCGGCGGGGTCTCGCCCGGGATCGGGCCGCCGCTCGGGCCGAAGGGCCAGCCGGGCTCGACGTGGTAGCCTTCCGGCTCAGGTTCATCGTCCTCGCCGGGCGCATACGGGCTCGCGACGCCGAAGGAGCTGATGAGGTGGCCGATGTCGTTGAACACGTAGGCATTGCCGTACAGCGGTCGGTCGACAGGGGTGCCGTGGGCGTCGATGTACTGCACGAAGGTTCCGCCGCCCCGGGATTCGCGGGCGAACTTCACCTCGTCGACCTTCTCGAAGAGGGTGTAGCTCTTCCGCGGGTCCTCGTCCGGCAAGTCCTCGTCACTCATGATCTTCAGGAACATCAGGGTCGTCTCCCTATTGGTTAAGCCATGCCTCGGAACGACAGATCGTCGAGCTTCGGCGTATCGTACGGCTGCTTACCTGGGTCACGCAGGGCGTCTTCCAGGAGCAGGCTGTACTCACCGACCTCTCGGAATCGTCCGGGCTCGAAGAACTCCCTGGCCGGTCGGGTCCAGAGAGTACCGTCCGCCAAGCTCTGGTACAGGCACATCGGCGTGTCCGGATACTCGGCTTCCAGATAGACGTTGGAGTAGAGCAACCGGTACAGCCGCCGGCTCTTGATGTGGCGGTACACGCGGTTGTCGATCCACGGCGGCCGGGAGAAGCGCTTCAACCGGTCCCGCCGCTCTGCGAGCGCCAGGAACATCGCCATGAAGAGAACGACGCCTCCCAGTACGACAACGGTACTGGCGATCCACAGGAACACGCTGCCGTATTCCGCAGCGAAACCTTCAAGCGCTTCCATCCTAGCCTCCCGTCTTGATCTGATCCCGTACTCGGCGGGTCAGACGCAGGGCGGTGTCCTTCTGCACACCGTCTGCCACAAGACCGTCCACGACTTGACGCCGGGGACGGCCGGCTTGGAGGGCCTCACGCGCCCAGCTCTCCTGCTCGCGCGAGAAGCCCTCCTTTTTCTCTACCAGCTTCACGGTTAGTCGTCCTTGTCCGCGGCCGGATCATGGCCGACGATCTGCGGAGCCTCGTGGCGGCCGGCTTCGTTGGTGTCGGTGCGGATCATGTAGACGAACGCCACGCCTTCGCTCGGCTTGAAGCGGTCGCCGTAGGCCCGCATCATGGCGATTTCGAGCCGCTGCACGGGGTCTTCGGCGCCGTTGATGTCGTCATGCGCGGCAGCATGGTTGTAAGCGGCATGCAGAGGCGCAAGGCCCTCGTACGGGCCAAAGACCTTGCCGATGACCGTGGCCTGCCCGAACTTCTGCTTCATGCCGTCCTCGCCGACCACCACAAGGTCGACCGGCGTGCCGGCGCTGACGGCCTCGAACCACTTCAGGCCCAGGCGACAGGTGTTGAAGATGCCGTCGAGACCGACAGCACTGGTTTCCAAGAACTCCATCTTACGAGGCATCCGTCCGTCTCCTTCGTGTTTCAGTGTTGCCGGCCTGGGGGCCTCCTCAGACACCCGTCGGTGCAAGGCTGACCTCACCTTTAGCCCCTTGCCTCTGCGCCCCAGAGACCGCAGACATCCCGACGGAGTCGCGGTCGGGGAGGGGCGACCTGGACGCGGGGCCGGCGCCACGCCCTCGTCCAAGAGAACCGAATCTGAAGTAACTGGACCCTCCTGTCAACGAGTGTTCTCATCCCCTTGATTGGGTATCGAGACGCCGTTTAAGGCGCAATTCGCGCTCCGCTGCGTCCGTCAGCGCCTCTTGCAACGCCTCGATTCGATCTTCCAGGCGACCGACCCCGTCTTCCATCCGCTCCTTCTCTTCCCGGGCGCGGTCACGCTCTTCTTTCAGGCGAACCGCGTGTTCCTTCAGGCTTTCGTTGGTCTGGCGAATGCCCTGAAGCTCCTCCTTCAGCTTCGAGACGGTGTTCTCGACGTTCCCACTGCTGTCATCGAAGTTGATGCCGGCCTCCTGGCAGAACCGCTCGAACTGCTCCGCGACCTGCCCGTTGCCGAAGCTGATGTGGTAGACGCTGTTCTGGAACTTCACGGCCGCAAGAACGTCGGCCGGCGCGAAGGTGAAGGTCGGGAGCACCTTGGCATACGGCGGCTTCTCCGTGATCTCCGAAACGCCATGGTCCCTCAACCAAGTCATGAAGCCGTGCGCCAGCTCGTAGTTCTCGAACTGGACCTCGACTCGCCGGTTGCCGCTGTCTTTCCAGTTGTCGATGTCGCCTGGGGCCATCTGGAAAGAGAAGGAGCCGTCGCAAACGCGCTCCGTGGTGTAGCCGTATCCGGGTTTCTGGGACATCTCAGCGGCCTCCGTTTCGATACCAGTTGCAGGCTTCCATGAAGGTCGGGAAGGCGCCGGTCGCGCCCTTCCGATCCCGGTTCGGGTAGACGAGCCAGTAGCGACGCTTGCCGTACAGCCATCCCCGGCCGATCTGCGGCCGATGGAACTGGCTTCGGTCGCCCAGGTGGTGCTCGGCGACGGCGTTGTAGAGCTTGCGGTTCCACTGCCGCAGTTCGAGCAGCCGGCGGTAGTGCCTCGCCCAGCCCTGGTTCTCGAAGGTCCGCGGCATCGGCACGCAGAACATCGGGACGGTCACGTGCTCCGTGCCGGTCCAGACCTCTATCCGGCGCATCATGTCCACAGGTCCTTCGTGAGCGGCTGGACGCGGTTCGAGAGCACGGTCCTCGGTTTGCCAGTGCGCTCATCGAGGACACGGACGTACCAGCGATCCGAATCATCGGCCGCGTTCTCGTTCTCGTAGAAGCTCTCGATCCGGCCGCGCTGGAAACCACCTCCCCGGTCGAACCACTTGATCTGCTGGCCGACCGTCAAGACGTACTGGCCGATCTTGTCGTCCTTCACGACAAGCGCGCTGCCCTTGGCCTCGACCAGCTTGGTCTTCTTCTGATCTGGGCTCATACGCGGCGCCTGGGCGATAGCGAACTCGGCCGTTTCAGTCGTGGGCTTGTCCCAGACCTTACGCGCCAAGTGCTCGGCCCATGGATCGCTCGTAAAGTGCGCGAGAGCCTCCAAGGTCTGGCGGTAGACCTTGATCTCCTGGGCCATGTCCGCCTTCTGCGCCGAGCTTTCGCGCGCAGGCGGCAGTTGGGTCTCGGCCGGACACTGCCCGTACTTCTCCCGCTCGATCTTGTCGGCCAAGGCGTCGTGCTCCGGCCGGTCGGTGTCCTCGGGCGGCAGGAACGGCGAGCCCTCGAACGGGCGGTGCGCCCCCACGCCGTCCATGTCGTCGCCGATCCGGCCGGACAGGATGAAGGCGCAGTATGCGATGAACACGAAGAAGAGCACGATCCCTCCGCCGATCATCCAGCCATACCCAAAGTCGCTCATGGTTCGTCTCCCTAGAACCGGTCGTTGATGATCGAGGCGGCGCAGGCGGCAGCCAGGGCCAGAAGCAGGGCTTGAGGCAGCGGCTCCGTGAACCACGTTGCTCCCAATCCGCTGGCCCAGGCTAGCGCCTGTTTCATGACGCCTCACTTGGCTTTGCACGCCTTCGCGTAGAAGTCTCGGCGCCGCCTCAGCGCCACCTTGCGTTTCAGCGAGGAGTCGATCCGCCGGCCGCGGTAGCTCACGATGTAGTGAAGTGTGCTGTGGCCGTGATCCACCACCTTACGCACCTCGATGTCCGACAACCGCCTCGGCGCACCGAACAGGTCTGGGTCACAAGATGTCTTCAAGGCTCAGCTCCTCGTCTCCGCCCTCGTCGGCCTGCCGGCGCTTCTTGGCGCGAGCCCGGCGGAGTGACTGGCACACGTGGGCGCGACTGACACCATAGGCATCAGCCACGGCGACCTGAGACCCCATCAGGTCGATGAGGTCCTCCACGTTATCCACAGACACTCCGCTCTCAGACTTGCGCGCCACGGTCGTCTCCTAGGGCCTAATCCGGATCAGCGTAGCGCAGAACGCGCCGCTCGGAAACGATGGCCGAGTTCGCGAAGCGCCCGGTCTTGCCGTTCTGCACCTTGCCGTGGACCCAGGTCTCATTGCCTCGATCCTCGAAGCCGTCGACCTTCATGACGACCTCTTTGCGATCATCGCTCACGCGGATCACCACGCGGTCGTCGGTCCTCACAGCTCCCATGCCGGCGATGGGCTTCTTGTGGTAGAGGGGTCGCCTCATCGGCGCCGGCAGGACCTCGCGATGCCAGTCCAGCCACTCCTTGATCCGCGGAGCGATGCGCCGGTCCCCGAAGCGGATGATCGCCGCCTCGTTGTCCCACACCACCTCCACGTCGACGATGCAGGCCGGCGAGATCACGAAGCCGTTCTGGCCGCCGCGGTTGTTCGGCTTGCCGTACTTCTCATCGAAATCGACCTCGTTGCGCTCCCGCTGCTCAGTGAGCGCCTGCCCGATGGCGTCGTACGAGCGCTTCAGGCGCCCTTCCGCCAACAACGCGCGCTCGCGGTACGGCACCAGGGTGTTGAGCACGAGCTGGTGCATGGCCTTGAAGAGCGAGAGCGGGTCGCCGTTGGCGTCGCGGTACAGAATCTCCTCCTCTTCCCGCGCGACACGCTTGCGCTCGTTCTCCTGGTTCTGCTGGTCGGCCGCCTCCGCGGCCATGATCGTGGATCGTGCCATCTTCTGTCGTCTCCCTATGGTTTGGTGGTCAGGGCCGGCTTCGGTTGTGCGCTACGCCGATCCGGTCCAGCTCGTCGACGAACTGGTTGCCCGCGCGACGCGCCCGCTCAGAGCGCTCGGCGTTGATCTCGCCGATCTCGCGGGTGTAGCTGTTCAAAGCCATCTGCACCGCGTTGAACTTCTCCACGGTGTCGACGACCGCCAGCACATCGGTCTTGCTCACGTAGGGCCGACTCGGCTTGCGGCGCCCGCCCTGGCCCGGCAGGTAGATCGCCTCCCTGCCGCACACCAGCTCGCCGACGTAGACCCGCTTCGCCGTCGTCTCCTCGATCCGGTAGCCGGCGCATTCATGGTCTCGGGAACCACTTCTGATGACGATGATACGCCCTATCCGAAATTCACTATCCGGAATATCCTTCATGCCTGTCGTCTCCCTACCAGAGTGGTTTGTGAACACGGCGTTGATGGCGCCGACGGGCTCTCGCGAACTCGGGATTGTCCATCCCCTTCCGCGGACGGCCCTCGGCCGCCTCACGAGCGATACGCTTGGCCTCGTTCATCGACCGAGCTAGGCCCTGGTTCTCGATGTTCACCGAGCCCAGGCCGTCGATGTGGACCTTCCACGGGAAATCCGTCTCCACTCCCCGTAGCTTCGTGATCCGGCAGGTCTCACCCTCGATCACCTTCCGGTAGTGCTTCAGAGCGCCTACCCATTCCCAGTCCATCGGCTCTAACGCCATCGCTCGCCTCCTTGAAACCCCGTGATATGCCCCGTGGTCCCTCCTGTCAACACCCTTCTAAATCGCTCGCGTGCGCTCAATCGCCCTTACGGGCTCAGGAGACACGTGGAAATCAGGGCGAAAATCCGGCTACGGCCACGGTTTGTTAACGTATGGGCCCTCCTGTCTGAGCACAAGGGGAAATCGACCCCCGAAAATACCGAAAACAAAATTTTGAGCCCATTTTTCACCTGAAAACGCGATCCGATACCCTTGAACCCTCCTGTTTACGCCTCATAGCGCGATACGTTAACAAAATAATGCACTAGAATACCCGTGGGCCCTCCTGTCTAAGGTTTCTCCAAAAATTAGGCGGCTCTAGCGCGGGAGGGAACCCCGCCCCGGGGTGGTTAAAAATCGGATTCGCTTAAAATACCTCGCGTTAACCTTAATAGATTGCATTTGAGACAAAGGCAGGCTGTTAACCTTAACAAAGGGTTAACGGCGGGGAGGGGCCGCCGAGGCGGGCAGGTTAACGCTTTGTTAACCATACTGGGAGCATGGGGAGGGGGAGGGTTAATCGGGAGTTAACGCAAGCGGGGCCCGTTAACAGACGATTAACCCTAGCGGGGAGGGCCGCCCGGGCATGGTTAACAAAAGATTAAGGTTTCTTGGGCGCGCGTTATGGTTACTCATTTGTTAACGGCCCCTCCCCTATGGTTAACAAGGCCGCGCGCTTAGGGTTACTCATTAGTTAACGCATGCCGGGGGCGGGCCCTTGTTAACTCCCGATTAACCCTCCCGGGGAGGGCCCCGGAACCCTCAAATTTAGCTCAATTTTGCCTGATTTGGCCCCTGTATGGGGGCGGAATGCCCTGGATTCGAGGGGTTCGAGGGCCCCGGGCAATGGGTTAACAAGCGGGGAAAATCAAGGGGTTATATAGGCTGCAATGTGTCTCCCGGGGGCGGACCCTAGAGCTATGGGGCGGCGGGCCCCCGATTCCGGAGGGGAGCGGAAGGGGAGCGGAAGGGGGGCGGGAGACCTAGCGGGAGGGCAGGCAAGGGGAGGCATAGACGGGAGGGACCGGGCTAGCGTGGATTTTAAGCGAATTTTTCCTAGCGTTAACATGGCGGGATTCCTAGGGATTCGTTAACAAAGGCGCGGGCCCTCCCGTCGCACGGTCTGTTAACGTATTCCCCTCTATCGCCACGGTTCTAGCTTGCCCGATTCGATAGCGCTCCCCTCTGGGCATACGGGCATACCTGTAGGCAAACCGAAAGGTTGCCCAGGTTGCCCAGAGACGGGGGGCGGGCATCCGGGCAACCTATATAACCCCTTGATTTTCCTCAACTTTCCAAAGGTTGCCCGGCGAAGTTGCCCGGGCATCCTGGGCATCCTCAAAATTGCATCTAAATGTCTGGGAAAATCAAGGGGTTAAGGTTGCCCAAAGTTGCCCGGGCATCTCTGGGCATCCGAGCAACTTCCCCGCCGGGCATCTCTGGGCAACCTTAGGCATCCTCTATGCGTTAACAGAAAAAGGCGATTTTTCCCGGGTATCAGGGCCGCCCGGCCGCCATGTCTCCCCGTCTATCCCGTCCCCTGAATCGTGCGCGCGTGGGAGGGCCCTTGTTAACGCTCTGTTAACGAATCCGTGCGACGTTCCCCTTGCGTCAATTCAGGGCCCCTGAGACAGTAGGGCCCGCAAGCCAACGAATCGCTAGCACGGGAGACCAGAGCAATGCTTGACCAGATTCACACTATCGCCCCTCTGACCATGGCGGCCCTTTGCGCGGTCGCGTCTGTCATGTTCGCGGGCGCGGCGGCGGCCCTATTCGTGGCGGACAAGCGGGCGCAACGGGCACGCAAGGCGACGGTCGCGCGCACGAATGAGGCATGGGCCACGGTCTGGGCGAATGCCCGGGCGAACCGGATTAAGCGCGCGGCTGGGCGCATGGTGGCCCATGGGCAGGCGGCCCGGGAAAGCTACGGCGACGCGGCCGGCATGGTGGCGGACACGCTGGGCGACGCGTTCGAGTATGTAGAGGCGCGGACGCATGACGCGGCCGGCATGGTCTATCGCGCGCATGTCCGGATCGAAACGGCCGCCGGGCGCATGGTCTCGCATTCGTTCGATGTCCGGGCGGATGACGCGCGGGAAGCGCGGGAATGGGCGTGGTTCGCCCTGTACGAGTCGGGCGCGTCCGGGCGGTCGCACGTGACCATGATTCGGCGCGACGGGCGAATCGTCGCCTAGGCCGCCCGCGTTAACGGTCTGTTAAGGAATCCGGGATAGTCTGGATTCACGTTCAACGGATGACACGGGAGTCGAGGCAATGCGCGGTTTCGTTCTAGTCCTAGCGGCGGCGGGTATGGTCGCGGCGTTCGCGGGCCCTCACATCGCGGTCGCATTCGAGACCCTAAGCATGGTCGCGGATACGGTCGCGACCGTGACGGGCCGCTAGCAGGCAACGCGCAAGGCAACGGGAGCAAAGCGCCATGATTCGCACGGTCTGGAATATCGGAGTCGAGTTGGCCCGCATGGTGACGGGGCCCGTCGCGGCCCTAGGCGCCGGGGCCGCCGCGTTTGGCGCGCTCGCATGCTTGGGGTTCGCGGTCTATTCGCTCGCATGGCCCCCGTTCGAGGCGCCTAACCCGGACGCGGCGACGCTGGTATATGTCGCGGTCCCCTACGCCGCGACGGTCGCGGGGTTCGGTCTCGCATGGTCCGGGCGCGGGTTCCTTTTTCTGCTAGCATGGGCCGCGCGTTAACCCCTTGTTAACGAATCCGGGCCATAATCGAATCATCAAGCAAACGGGAGTCGAGACCATGACCACGCAACGCCAGACGCTAGACCAAACCCCGGCGGACGCGGCCCGCGCTTTCATGCGGGAGCTAGACCGGGAGCTAGACGCGCGCAACGCCAACGCGCACGCGGCGCTTATGGAAGCGGTTCGGCGGGGCGGGGAAACCCTCGAATTGATCTAGGCAACGCCAGACACGGGAGATATGGCGCCATGATTAACCCCATGACCACGCGCCCGGGCGGCCGGGTTCAAACGAACGTAGACCTAACCCTAGGCGACGGGACTCGCGTCCCGGCCGGAACGCTGGGAACCGTCACGACATACCACGGGAGCGGGACTCTTAGCGGGCCGCGCGCGACCGTCACGCTAGACATGCCCGACTCAAAATGGGGCGGCCGGGTTAGCGCGACGTTCGCGTTTCATACGCTCGAACCGGCGGCGGACGCGGCCCCGCTTGTCACGTGGGGACGTTCGGAGTCCGGACACGTCGACTCCAGGGGCGGCCGGTTTTCAATCTCCCCGGTCTATCGGGGCCGCGAAACCCCGTCCGGGTATCACGTCCGCGACCACGCGTCCGGGCAGGTATGCGAGCGGGAGACTCAACGCGCCGCAAAGGAACAAGCGGACATCTGGGCCGCCGCGTTCGCGAGTCTGTATCCGACGGACTCCGCCCCCTCGAACCGGGAGCGCTAGACCATGGCGCAATATGTCGACTCGTACGAATCGCCCAACGGCCGAATCGCCCTTGGGGACCGCGTGACGGTCGAATCTGCCCAGACGGGCTATAGGTTCCCCGGGACCGTGACTCGGATTATCGAAAGCGGGCCCGGCGCGACCGTGACGGTTCGCGGGGAGCGTTCGGGGCGGACGCGGAATCATTCCGCCCGCCGAGTCTACCCGGACGCGGCGCGTTAACGGTTTGTTAAGGAATCGCGCCTAGGCTGGGAATCATAGAGGCAACGCCAGACACGGGAGATTTAGGCAATGCCCAAGCTGACAGACGCGCAACGCCGCATTCTGGCCCATATCGGGACCGAATGGGTTACAGAGTCGACCATTGCCAACGCGGCCGGGACGACTCGGAACATCTGCCCAACGCTGGGCGCGCTCGAAAAAGCCGGGGTTGTGGAACGCCGCACGTTCGGCGGTTCCGATGGCGGCCCGTGTCGCGCGCCGGAATGGCGCCGGCTTCCCGCCGCATACGATATGGAAACCGGCGCAACGGCCGGCGCGGACCTAACCGACACGCAACGCGCGACGCTGGACTCCATCGGGAGCGAATGGACTCCCGTCGCGGACATCGCCCGGCCGAATATCGCCCGGACCCTGGACTCGCTGGAACGCGCCGGCTTGATCGAACAAAGCAAGGCGCATCTGGCGACGGTCTCGAATGGTCGCGCGTGGTACGTCCGCCGCAAGGGCCCCACGTCCGCCGAGTCTCAGGCGATTGACTCCATGGCGGCCCGCGTGCGGAACCGTCCGGAACCGGAACCCGAGTCGGATGACGCGGCCCCGGCGCCTAAGCCGGCGCGTGACGAGTCCGCTCCCGAGTCCTATAGCGGGGAGGCATTCAAGGCCGCCCCTGCGCCCGCGATCAACCCGGCGGACGTGTCCGGGTTCCGCGAATGGTGGAATGACTACCTAAGCCCGGGGCGGTTCGCGGATGACAAGGGAATGAGCGAACGGGAAGCGGTTGCGTTGATCGAACGCGGCCGGGCCGCGCATGACTACATGGCCCCGCTTGCCCGGGCCCTCAAAGCGCTGAATCCCGATGTTGTCCTAGCGGCCGGGGAGTTGACCACGTCCGGCGGCCCCGTGGGGTTGCTCTATCGCCCCGCCGGGTTCCGCCCGGCCGGTTCCCGCCCCATCTATCGCGAGTCGACGTTCGCGACTCGATGGGTAGTCAACGGGACTCCGTATGGGCAGGAATACCCGGGCGGCCCGGCCGGCGCCTACCTTGCGGCCCATGACTACGTGCGCCGCGCGGCGGACGTATGGGCCCCGGGAGACAAGGCCGCGCGGACGTTCGCGGGCATCGGGTACGGCCGACTCGCATGGGTTGAATACGCGCCGGACACGCGGCCGGGCATGGATACCCGGGAGGCGCGCGGCGTTGAACCCGGGGAGACCGGGCGGCCGGCGTTCCTGATAATCGGGCATCGCCCCGACTCCGGGTATCTGGTCACGCTGGCATTCGAGGGCGACTCCGTGTCCCGCGTGGATATTCGGCCGGATGAATACCGCCCCACCATGGCGCCGCGCTTGATCGCACGGGACAACCCCGGCGCCTAACCCCATGGGGCCCCGGGAGACCGGCCGGGGCCCCGCCTACCTATCACGCCAGACACGGGAGACATTGACCATGGCGCGACCGATTGCAGACCTAACCCCTGCCCAGCGCGACCGTGCGCACGGGGAGGGATTCGCTATCACGCCAGACCATGGACTCGTTCCGCACGGTTCGATTTTCACGGATGCGCCGGCCGTGCGCGCTCACTTGTGCGCCCGGGCCCGGTATGGCGACACGTTCGCTTGCGCGGCCCTGCTAGCGTCTATCCCGCACGGGGCCCCGGCCGCCATGCCGCGCGCGTGTCCGGATGACGGGGGCCGCCTGTATGGCGTCGCGCTTGGAGTCTCGGAGTCGGGGACGCGGGCGATTCTCTATATCCCCGGAGTCGGTCTGAGGCATTGCCCGGCGCACGAAACGGAACCCGCGCACGAATGGGAAGTTGCGGCGGCGGCCGGCTGGGATACCACGCGAATCGCTGGGAACGTCCACGCGCGGCGGGAGCTATGGTCTGCGCAATACGGGAAGGGCGAGTCGTTCCGTTGCCTCCCCGATATGTACGAGTCCCAGCGTGACGCGTTGGCGGCGGCCTTCCCGCGCATCCGGCGGGACGCGGCGGACGCGTACGCGCGGGTATATGGCGGGGACGCCACGGGCGCGCTTTTCGATATGCGCTGTTAACGGTTTGTTAAGGAATCCCGCCTAGTCTCGACTCATGTTCAACGGATGACACGGGAGTCGAGACCATGACAGACGCGGACGCGGGAGCGCTCATAGTCGCGGGTTTCCTTTTGTCCCCATTCCTTTTCGCCCTTGTGGCGACGGGCGCGGTCGCGGTCGCGGAATGGGTCTCAGACCGCTTCCCCATGCGCTAGGACTACGGGGCCCGGGTAGCCTAGCCCGGGCCCTCCCCTCAAACCACGGGAGACATAGGCAATGGCGTATCGCGATACAGGGTACGGATTCAGCGTCACGGATAACCCGGCCGCCGCGTGCGGCGTGCAACCCCTCCCCGCCCCCGTCACGGATGACAAGCGGGAAGACGGGCGGCCCGCTATGGGATACGTGGTCGCGACCGACTCCTTTCTTTCCGGATGGGGACTCGCCCCGGGCCGCGCCTTGTTCGCGGTCGCGGTCGGAACCCGGGCGGAACGGGCGGCCGTGGAGTCAAACATGCGGGCCCGGTCTGAGATGAAAAGGCCGCGTTTCGTGCGGCCCCGCAAATCCGACGGGCGGCCGGACGTGCGACTCCAGCCCGGGGACCATCTGAGCGTGCGCGACCGCGCAACGGCCGGGCGGTTCTACGTCCCGGGCGCATTCGAGCGGGATTAACGGAACGTCAACGAATCGGGCCCTAACCTAGGGCCATGGTCAACGCCAACGGGAGACAAGGCGCCATGAATACGCAAGCGAACGTCAACGCCAACGCGGCCCCGGCCGCCGGGTTCAACGTCAAGCCGGCCGGCGCCGGGTTCGTTATCACGGGCCCGGACGGGGAGACTATCGAGTCGACCGCGCGGGGAATCGCCTATGGGGCCGCGTGCGCCATGGCGGCGGATTTGAACGCGGGCCGCGCGGAATGCGTGCGCGGAGTCGTGGTCTGGGAGGGCGAACGGTTCTAGGGCCGCCCGCCTAGAGGGTCCGGCGGGGTTCGCTCCCCGGGCCCTCGAACGGGCGGCCCTAGCTGTCGCGCCGGACCTATCACGCCAGACCAGACACGGGAGT